GATTTCAGTCATTTGTTTGCCTCAAAATAAATTTCGTAGTAATATTTATAATAATGTAGTTTTCTGGTTCTTCTTGGCCCGGTTCAGGGACTTCGCCAGATTTTACTTCATCTTCAATCTCTTTCTTCATTTGCTTAATGTCATCATCTGATAACATCAAAACATTCTTCTGAGTCCACTCTTTAGAATAGAATACTCCAACATATGGCTCTAACTCTCTGAGCATATTAATTCTTTCTCTGAGAATTTCTGCATCCTTGAGTTCTGTAAAGTAGTTATCACTAATATACTCTACAGTAATGTCATACTTCCACTCTTCCCAATCCTCTTCTGTAATGATACCCTTCAGCAATAACTGCTTTTTAAGAATATTGTAAAACAGTTCAGAGAACTTACGGCGCAATCTCTCTACAAACTTTTGGAACTTAAATTCATCTCTAGTAATCTCAGTAGTCCTACCAAGAATACCTGCACCATTCTGTTCAGGGTCTAGTCTACCAACTGGTACATTAAGGGACTTGTAAAGTTTCTTTTGGAAGTATATAATGTCTTCAATCTGGCCTAAGTTATCACCACCGGGAAGTGTAGAGATTTCTGTACCTCTGTTACCTTCACGTCTTGGGAGCCAGAAGTCTTCCAGCATAGACATATGCTTTTGGTCGTTCTTCAGATCGCCCGTATTAGCGTCATAGACCAATTTATTTCTGTACCTTGACATAATGTCTTTAAGGTACTGTTCAGCCTTACCTCTTGGCAAGTTACCTACGTCAATATAAAAAATTCTTCTCTCTGGTGCACGTGATAGTCTATAGATAACTAGCGCGTCTTCCATCATACGAAGCTGGTTAACGGGCTTTAGAGCCTTATGTAAGTAAGAGATTACTTTCTTACGTCTAGAATCAGTTAAACCACTAGTTACGTAGCTAATAGCATCTGGATGGATCTTAACTGCGTTACTGCTTTTAGATCCAGCTGCTTGAGACTGATAAGATGCATTACCTGCTTCAGTAAAGATATAGTATTCATCAACCTTCTTTACGATACTAGCACCGCTAGCAGGGTCTCTTTCTTTTTTAATTTCTTTAATCTTACGAATCTTAGTAGCATCAATTGGTCGAATCTCTTGAATACCTTCTTGAGGTCTCTTAGGATCAACGATCAAGTGGTGATAGATTCTTCCATCTACGTAATATCTACGAAAAATGTCGTGCGCATAGCTTTGGAAATCAAGCATTGCTGCAACGTCATTGAATTCTTCTTTAATTTGATCTTTGATTGAATCTGTAGTATCAACGTTATCGAGGTTTAGATCCACAACCTGATCTTCACCTGAAATAACTTCGTTGACAATATCTTCGATTGCAGCATCAACTTCTGGATGCTGTGCAATAAGGCGATATTTCTGGATCAGCTCTTTATCATCTTTTGCCTGCTCTCCACTCAGATCTACATATGATCCATAGTGACTACCAGACGCAGTGATGTATCCTGCACCATCATCATCCAAAGGTGGTACGATAGATGGAAGCTGCTCAGCCGCCTTTTGGTTGTTAGCTCGCTTGATCTCAAAGCCAAATAATTTTAAACTATCGTCTGCCAAAATACTTCTCCGAGTGTATAAGGTAATAGGGGAGAGAATTATCCCTCCCCTACCGAATATTTATACCAATATTAACTGGTAGTATTAGATTCCCAATACTGTACCTGGAAGTCTACAGTAAACTCTTCAATGACGTTTGTATTGTCGTAAGATACGTCAATTGCAGATACGTTAGTTGGGAAAGTACCACGGAAGTTGTAGGTCTTCAGCGTGTCGCCGTTCTTATCCAGCTGTTCAATAATCAGATCAGCTTGATAGTCAGTTGGGTTAACAAGACCTTCGTTGGTTGTATGACCGTTAATGCCATTCATCCAACGTTCCATAGCGTCACGGACATTAAAGTCTGTGTCGTTAATTACTGTGATTGTCCAAGGCTCGAAAGTACGATCGCCAGCAATTTTGAGTTCACGACCGCGGAATGGTACCACGATCTCTGCCATCACCGATGCAGGAAGTTGAGCAGCCTTACACATAAACGATGTAAGTTCTACGTCACCTGCTGCATATCCCGGAAAGTTGACGGTCGCTTTGAACAGGTTAGATCTAGCACCGCCGCCCTTCAGTTTTGCCTTGAAGTCATCGACTCCTAAAATAGCCATTCTTTTATCTCCTTAGTTTAGCGGTTCTTAGAATGCTTGACCAGCTACTTCTTCAAAGTCTACGCCAGTTCTAACAGCCACAAAGTTCAGTGTGATGAAGTTGATAGAACGTGCAGGCTTAATGAAGATAGTAGCAACGAATTCATTGCGATCAATAATCTCTTGAGTGTTATTTGTAGCGTCACAAACCACACGGAAGTCGGTAATACCACGACGACCTTTTACCTCTCTGAGGAATGGCTCGACAACGTTAACAAACTCTGCTCTGGTAAATTCATCGTTGAATTCAAACAGAACATTCTTTGCTGCTCTTGCAATTGCTCTTTCCAGAGTGAGGAACAGACGGCGTACGTTGACTCGATCAAATGCCGAAGGACGACGTAACATTGTCTTATCACCAAACAGAGTAATACCAGATCCAGGAATATTAGCAATCGGGTTTACGTTAGCTCTGTAAAGTGTATCTCTCTGCGCCTTAGTTGGCGAGTGAGCAATATCTACTGCACCAAAGTACTGACCTCTTCTCAGACCAGCTGGCGAGAACCAAGGAGCAGTTTCTTGATCAGACTGAGCCATCAGACCCGCAGTCGAAGAGTTAGCAGGAATGTCAATGTACTGATCGTTGTACTTATCAAAGACCTTGATGTAGTTGTTATCAAGGAAGATGTAAGAACTAGATGGAAGCAGATTAGCAAAAGTAACCGTATCATCTACTGGAGTAGTAGTATTGATTACAGAAGCTTTTGGTGGAGATGCAACTACCACACAGTCTTTACGAGTTGTGCCAGCAATTGTGTTCAGATCAGTGATGATCGTATCTGCGGTTGTATTAGCACCAGACGTAGCAGTTACTGGTGGTGCAATCAGGAAGTCTACCTGATATGTATCTACGTCTTCGATCAGATCAAAGGCAGAAGCATATTCAGAAGTAGTCAGCGAACCAGAGTTAGCACCGCTTACAAGGCTAACGGTCTTAACGCCTTGCTTAGTAGCAATCAGTTTGAAATCGTCGCCAGAGTCTGCAGCGTCTGTACCTGCACCAGCTACTCTATAGTCAGAGTCGATGTTAGCAGCATCTACAAGCCAGACATATTCAGACTGATTGTTCAGTACGTCTGCAATGTAGTTGGTGGATCCATCTGCGTTCTTTGCATTCTTTGCCAAAGACAAGAATGGGAATGTTTCAAGAACTTCACCTTTTGTGCCAGAGAACAGACCGTCTTGGTCTACAATAGCAACGTGAACTTCGTCATTCGATCCATTTTTTCCTGTAAGATAAGCAGAGGTGCCAGGAGCAGCGTCAAAGCTGGTTCTCAGCGACCAGCTGGTAAATGCAGAGTCACCAGTGTCGAAAGTACAAAGCTGAATTTGTAAAGAGTTACCAAGCGAACCTGGATATTTACCAACAAAGCTATGACCGTCAGAATCCATTGCAGAAAGTTGATTGTTAAAGTCTGTGGTGTTTTTAACCAGTCTTGCCGAACGAGTGCTAGATTGACTTACACCAGAAGAAACACCTGTGCTAGTGTCAGAGTCAAATGCGTTCTTTGCCGCACTCGTTACTGCACGGATGTTTAGCAGCTGATTGGAATACTTGGAAAAGTGAGCCGCAGTATGAAAATCTACTGCGTTATTTGTGTCGGGTGTGGCAAACAAAGAAACGAGTCTCGCTTCGTTGTCTACAAGTGTAGGTTTATCGACTGGACCCCAACGGTAGTTACCTACGAAAACACCAGTGGTGGTTCCGACGTTTGGCACAATACCAGTGAGATCAACCTCTCGGGTTACTACAGCTGGAGACAGCGAAGGCGTGAAAAAAGCCATGAGTCTTCCTCTTTTCGTTTGAATT